GGATACCGTCCTAGGGAACCGCAGAGGGCTATCCATAGAGCAGTAGCTGCGAATCGCTTTACAGTGGTAGTAGCGCATCGTCGTATGGGTAAGACAGTCGCAGCGATTAACCAGTTGATTCACTCCGCCCTAAAGAATGGTCAGGAAGCCCCTAGATACGCTTATATAGCCCCTACCTATGGTCAGGCTAAGCGAATCGCTTGGGACTATCTGGAACGCTTTACGCGGCCTATGGACGCCAAGCTAAACGTGTCTGAACTCAAGTCAGAGTTCTACGGTAGGCGCATCCAGCTATACGGGTCAGACAATCCTGACAGTCTGCGCGGACAATACTTCGACGGAGTAGTTATCGATGAGATTGCTGACCAAGACCCGAAGATATGGAATGAGATTATCCGTCCCGCTCTTGCTGACCGTAAAGGGTTCGCGCTCTTTCTTGGGACGCCTAAGGGCCGCAATCATTTTGCAGACTTTAGAGACCGTGCCGCATCGTCGGATGACTGGTCGCTTTTGGAATTCAAGGCTAGCGAAACTGGGATACTCGATTCTTCCGAACTCGAATCCGCGAAAAAGGAAATGGGCGAAGACAAGTATGCCCAAGAGTTCGAATGCTCATTCCATGCTGCCGTAGAGGGTGCGTACTACGGTTCCCTGATTAATGACCTAGAGACCCAAGAGAGAATATGCCGTATACCGCATGAGACGCTCGCTAAGACGTTCTGCGGGTGGGACTTAGGTATGAGTGACAGTACGGCTATTTGGGTCGCTCAAATCGCGTCTAAAGAGGTCAGGCTAATCGACTACCACGAGAATCACGGAGTGGGCCTAGACCATTACTTTGAGTGGCTACAAGACAACGGCTACCAACACGCCACCCAGATACTGCCGCATGACGTAGAGGTTCGAGAATTGGGTACTGGTAAATCGCGTAAGGAAGTGTTAGAGGAAGCCGGTCTAGATATAACCGTTGCGCCTCGATTATCAGTAGCTGATGGAATACAAGCGGTACGTCAATTGCTGCCAAGATGCTGGTTCGATATTGACCGCACTAAAACCGGACTGGACGCACTAAGAAACTATCGACGTGAATATGACGAAAAGCGCGCAGTCTTTTATGATAGGCCGCTACACGATTGGTCAAGTCACGCTGCCGACGCTTTCCGGTATCTTGCTATTGGATTAAGAGAGGATGGTTCCGACTGGAATCGCCCATTGAATGTAAATACTAGGTGGATTGTATGATTACTGATATTCAAGTTAAGGCTATTCTCGAATCCGAGATTGACGATGCAATCGGGTATCTGGAATCTGATACCACTGATGAACGCACTAAGGCACTTAACTATTACTTGCGGAATCCGCTAGGCAATGAGATTGAGGGCCGCTCGCAGATTGTCACTGGTGAAGTAGCAGAAGCGGTAGATGGCGCTTTGCCTCAATTGATTCGCGTGTTTACGTCTACTGATGACGTAGTGGCTTTTGAGCCTAAGTCACCGGGCGATGAACAATTTGCTAAACAAGCTACCGAATATGCAAACTGGGTTTTCTATCGCCAGAACGATGGATTCCTAATCCTACATAACTGGTTTAAGGATGCATTGCTGCAAAAGACTGGTATCGTCAAAGCATATTGGAATGACGAAACTGACGTAATCAAAGAAAAGTATAAAGACCTTACCGATGATGAACTAGTGCTTCTTTTGTCAGATGAATCTATTGAGATTGTCGCCCAAGACACTGAAGAAGTAATTGACACGATGGGCATGGTTTACCGTAAGCATTCGGTAAAGGTGCGGAAGAAGGTTGGCGAAGGCAAGATTGTTATTGAGAATGTCCCGCCTGAAGAATTCCTAATGTCGAAGAATGGGCGCACTGTTCAAGACACTCCGTTCTGCGCTCATCGCCGAATGATGACCCGTAGCGAACTAGTGGCTATGGGCTTTCCTCAAGACGTTGTAGACGCTTTGCCTAGTGGGGATAGGCTCCAGTATTCCCAAGAGCGTCTGGCTCGTTATGACCGCTCTGAGCAGCCCGACGATACGCAATCGCTCGACTATTCGATGCAGGAAGTCGAAGTGTATGAATGCTATTTGCGTATTGACGAAGACGATGACGGTATTGCTGAACTGCGCCGTATCGTTTATGCCGGTAATGAGATTCTGGAAGATGAAGAATGCGATTATGTCCCGTTCCATTCCATCTGCCCGATTCCGATTCCGCACAAGTTCTATGGACAATCACTTGCTGACCGCACTATTGACCTGCAACTGATTAAGACCACGATTACCCGTCAGATGCTGGATAACCTTTATCTGACAAATAATGCTCGTGTAACGGTGGTAGATGGTCAGGCCAATCTGGATGACCTGCTAACTAGCACTCCGGGTGGCGTGATTCGCGTTAAGAATCCGCAAGCTGTTAACCAATTGCAAGTTCAGAATGTTGCTGCACAGGCTTTCCCGATGCTTGAGTATCTGGATAACGTGCAAGCTAAGCGTACAGGCGTATCTGATGCCCAACAGGGTTTGAATCCTGACATTCTTAGTAACGTCACTGCTGCCGCTGTATCGGCAATGATGACTGCATCAGCAGGCAAGATTGAACTGATAGCCCGTATCTTTGCTGAAACGGGCGTTAAGAGCCTTATGCAAGGCATTTTGCAACTGCTATGCAAGTATCAAGATAAGCCTAAGGTAGTGCGTCTGAGAGGCCAATACGTACAGTTTGACCCGCGTCAATGGTCAAACCAGTATGACGTATCCATTAACGTTGGTTTGGGTACTGGTAGCCGTCAGGAACAACTTGCAATGCTGCAAATGATTATGCAGAAGCAAGAAACCATTCTCCAAGGCTATGGCCCGTCCAATCCTCTGGTATCGGTGGGTCAATATCGTGAGACCCTTGGCCGCCTTATCGAGGCAGCAGGCTTTAAGGACACTGATACCTTCTTCAAGCCCATTCCGCCTGAAATGGATGCTCAACTGTCGCAACCTCCGCAACAGCAACAGCAGCCTGACCCGGCAATTATCTTGGCTCAAGTAGAGCAGCAAAAGGCTCAATTGAAGGCGCAATCTGACGCTGCACGACTACAGGCTGATATTCAGGTTGAATCTGCAAAATTGCAGGCTGAGCGTGAGCAGGCAATTGCTGATATTGCAATTCAACAGGCTAAATTGGAAATTGAGCGTGAAAAGAACGCAATTAAACTCCAATTGGAACAGGCAAAAATCCTGTCTGATAATGCAATGGCACAACGAGAAATGGCCCTTTCTGAGCGCCAGCAGTTGATTTCTGAACTGGAAGCTGCGCAAGAAAGAATGGACAGAGAAAGCGAAGCAGCAGGTATTCTTAATAGCGTACTAATGCAACTGAGAGGCTGAAATGGCTAAAGACCCAACAAAAGTCCTGCAAAAAGAGATTAAAAAAGCCGAAACCGCTCAGAGGAAGCAACTTAAAGACGCTCAAAAGGCTGAGATTAAGTTTCTAAAGGCTGAGGGCGCTAGTTTGCTGCGGCTAAATCACTGCTTGCAACTGACGGATTTCAATATATCCCCCAACGCGCAGAGAATGGTTTTATTACGTCCCAAATTGGGACTTATCAAGACACTTACGCCAGTGCTATTCAGCCTAAGATTGAGCAGGCTATTGGCCTTCTTAGTCAGTACAACATTCCACAATCAGCTACACGCTCTACTGACGATGCCACTATCACTACCGGCATGAGCCTAAATAACGCTTATGCCTTGGCTGCTGCTCAAGCATCTGGTCAGCCAATCACTGGCGACCTTCTTAAGGAACAGTTTGGTGGTTATGTATCTGGTGCTAATCGTCAGGCCAAAATCTTCAATGCTGTTGACCGATTTCTCAGTGATGATGTAATCACTGCTACAGACTTTGATAAAAAGCTAAAGCCTGTAAAGGGACAAGAAGGTCTATTTACTAGCAAGATTGGTGGTGGCACTACTGGCGTGTTCCAGTATGACCCTGCAACTGAGTCGTATAAGTACCTCTCTGCAACGCCTGTGAAGGTCACAGAGAACGATGGTGGCTTCTTTAGCAGTTTGGGTGGTCAGATTCTGATTGGACTCGCTGGCGGCTATCTTCTTGGGCCTACGGCAAGTCTTCTCGCTACTGGTAGCACTGCGGGCGCTGCAACTCTTGGTAGCACCATTGCTGCCGGTGGTCTTCTGGGAGGTCTTGGCTCCGCAATTACTGGCGGTGACATTCTCACTGGCGTAGTCACTGGCGGTATTGGCGGTGGCGCTATGTTTGGTATCGGTCAAGCTGGTGGAC